ACCACCTTGATGTAGTTGGTTATTTAATTGGTTTAAAGAATTTGATTGTAGATAGAGTTGTTGAGCAGTAAAATCTTCAAATTGAAGTTGTTCAGTTAAAAATTTTTTCTTTTGTTCGCTTACAGGTAGACTTTTAACATCTTCTCGTAATACGAAAGATTGCCAATTACCTGGATCTGCTGCACTTGAATATAAAGCCATAGTTATTGTGTATTAATGTTGTTTTTGTGATAAATATGATAAGAGATATTATTATATACTTCTTTTTGAGGTTGTTTGAAAAGTTGACGTATAAGGTGTTAATTTAGGGTTTTCAATATTAAACAAAGCTCTAACATGACCAAATATTTCTATATTTTGTTCCTGAGTACGAGGCGACTCATATACTTCCCAATTTTTACCTTTTAAGCGTTTTCCAGCTTTATCTTCACCTCTAGATTTAGATTTTAACCATAGAACACCAACTCTATCTACTTTTTTACCATAACACTCTTCATAACACTGAGCATATAATGCTCCTTGTAAATCATATGTTGTTTGTAAATGATTTGAAGTTTTAAAATCAATAATCCAACGTTCAGTTTTTCCGTTAAATTCTAATTCACATACTAAATCGCATGTTCCCGCTACTTGTAATTTGTCTGAGAATAAGTGTACCTCTGCTTCTACTAATACGGGGTTGTATGTTTCCCAAAAATCTACAAATCTTAAAAACATCTGCCAAACGTGAGCAGGCATTTTTGGGTTGCCATCAGGGTATAAAAATGTAATTTCTTTACCATTTAACCAATCTTCAATCATTTCGTGTACTTGTGTGCCTTCTGCAGCTGCCTTTTTAACAATATGTTCCGCACTGTACCCAACTTTTTTAAGCCAGTCTTCAAAATACTTACCTTTTGGGTAAGAGCTTAAAACATGCGTTATTGATGGATAATATTTACCGTTACGTCTATAATACCTTGAATCAGGCATTGTAACTTGTTGGTAGTCATCCGAAATTTCTAATAATCTTTTGTAAGATTTTTTTATCATAATGATAGTTTTTGCTCCATTAAATCATAGTAGGTCATTGGAACTGTTTTTTGTATAAGTCTTGTGAAATTTTCGAAACCCATTTCACTCGGGTCCTTATCTTGCATATCTACAAGATAGACTTCTTTACCTTCCGCTAATAGCCTTTCGCAGAATTTTAAAGCTTGTTTAATTGCATCCCTATCTAACGCAATATAAATTTTATCTACTAATGAAGTTACTATTTTCTTCATTAAATTATTTTGTATATTTTTTCCCAATAATGGGATTGCATTTCTTTTTATAGCAATAGCATCGAACAACCCTTCGCATAATATAATAGGAACGTTCCAGTTTATTATATGTTCATTAGGTATAATATCTCTGGATACTTGGGGGTTACGATATTTAACATATGGTTCTTTTTCAAATGAACGAGCAGTAAAGTAGTTTAACCTACCATCCGCATCATATGTTGGAATTATAATCATATTTTTATATAAACCCGATTTACAATAACCTATATTGTACTTTATAATATCGTGTTTACTCACCGGTCTATTTTTTAGGTACGCGAGCGCGTGCCTAGCCATTATATCGCTGTTATCAACGTTATTTAGGCTAACAAACGTATCAGGTAATGCAATGACCTCAACGTCATTTGGTACATAGTTATCATCTATATTTTTAGATAATGATTTTGCTTCATTTATTCTATCTTGGGTAGCTCCTGCTATTCTTAATAATAAACTAATTGATTTACCCTTCTTACCACAAACCCAGCAATGCCAAGGATTATGTCCTTCTTTGTTTTCTGTAAAATTTACTTCTAATTTTGGTTTTTGGTGGTTGCAACTGGGACAAGGGTATGCCATGTTACCACGAGCAGTTTGTTTACCGGTGCCAAGTACTGAATTGACTAATGTAACTAATAATTGGTTTACCATTTAAAGTTGTTTAACTTATCTAGAATATTAAGACCTTTTATATTTTGTTTAAAGCTCTCTTCATACCATGTCCCATAATGTAATGAAGAGGATTTGGTAATCAAACGAATTTTAGGGTAGTCTTTATATCTTTTACTAAACCACGTGTTTGCTTTATGGTTCGCATGTTCCCAAAATCCATTTTTGATTGGTGGGTCTATTAAGTAATGTAACATTATAATATCAATAGTTTCCTTTAAAAATAATTCGTGTAAATGGTTTGACATTTCTAAACAGTCATTACTTTCTAATATGTTGGTAATTTTGTCTATGACTCTAATTGATGTACCCAATGAAGTTGCTTCTAGTGGTTCTAAAAATGAGGAAGCATTACCATTATATGATACGTTTTTTTGAAAATTATTTTTTCTATAATAATTACTAAAGGACATATTCCGTGTTAATTCAGGGTTAGGTTCTAAATTATATTCGGTTAATATATCTTCAATATCTGTACTTAAATCTAGAATAGTACTAAAGTGGTTATTAAATATATAACCTACAGAACATCTATTTTGTAGTGGGATTAAAAACACCCATCCATAACTTTTAGCAATACATATAGTTTTATCAAATCTTGGTCTTTCCCAAGGACATTGCATTACGTAAGCTTTGTTGACGGGTATGGGTGTAAATGTAAGTTCATTAATGTCTGAAGGTTTACCAGAACAATCTATAATATAGCGAATATTTTCTATATCTTTATGTTCTATTTTCTTCTCAATAATGTTTACTTTATCACCTATACGATCAATAATATGATTTTGTAGTTTATTAGCATTAATATGCCATGATAAGTTGCTTGGAGGAAACCAGTGGGTAAATGGATTTTTACCCCAGTTAACTTTTTCAATACCTAGTTTATAATGTCCATCAAGTTTAATAAAATCATCATGGTTAAAACCCATCTGCTTTTGAAGAAATTTAGGTATAGATAAATCAGTACCTTCACCGACAGATAATGCAGGGGTATTTGGGTCATGGTACCAATCGATATCATATCCTTTATTTGAAAAGTTTAAAGCTGTTAAGCAACCTACTGTTCCACGACCTATTATTGACAACCTTTTTTTATCCATATTATTGTTCCACTATTTCATTTGGACTTTCATATTCCTTTATTTCATTAAAATCTTTTGTAAAAAACTTACCTAAAATATTATCATTAAAAAACTCATCTGGTTTTTCTAATACCTGATATATCATCTGGTATTTGGTTTCAAAGTAAGTTAGTAATTTTTTACTAGGAACACATTTGAGTATTGTCCGTTCCCAGTCAGAAGCTTTACCTTCTTTAAGTAATTCTTTAATATCTTTTTGTGATCCATGGTAAGTTCCCCAATCAGATTCTTTAACGGCAAGTTTATAAGACGGTTTACGTCCTATTACTTTACCTAAGGCTTCTAATTCTTTTTTTCCTAGCTTTACTTTTCGAGTAAAAAATAAAATCTTTTTACCTAAATAAATTTTGTTAGAAGGTTTGTGTAATACCTTGTAAACAAAACCGTAAGTATTGGGGGGAAAGTCTGTAATGTTTTTAATAGTTTCACCGTTATAGGTCCAACTCATAATTATTTGCTTTAATTAGACATTATCGCAACATGCCAATACATATTAAACTAGATGTTAATATGATATTTCTCATGCTTACTTTTAGTCTTTGTTTGTATAGTAAATTCAATGTTTTGCAATGGTTTTATAGTATGCCCAAAGTTAACATTATTCTTTTCAATGATTTTCTTATGTTCTAATGGTATGTTAGGCATTGTACCTAGTTTACGCCATATTTTCTTGGATTCTTCTCGCTTAGATAAGTGCCACCCGTGGTATGCTTTTTGAAAATATAATAAATAATCCCCTGGGTATCCTACATCAAATCGTAATGGTTCTGAGTTTTTATGTTTTAATCCCAAACAGGCATATAGATATGCTGCATGGTGTTCGTTGTTTTTGCTATACCATTCACTTAAAAATAAATAAGCTTCAGGTCTAGTAGTTAAATGTGTAATTGCTAATTCTAATTGACATTTTTCAAACTTTCGTCTTCTTCCAATTTTATGTACTTGTTTCCAGGTTTTTAACAAACAACAATATGAAAATTCCTTATCAATTTTGTTTGTTAATTCAGCTGCTC